AGAAAGAGTATCAAGATACTATATCGTATCACATGGGTTTTGAGCCACAAGCTAGAAACTCTAAGTACCTTAGTGGTCAGAATAGATACAGACTATATTGGTGGGGTAAGCTACAAGCTGATGGTACGTACAAGCAGTTACCTATTGATGACATGATTGACAAGGGTATCACTATGCAAGATATACTAGAAGATGGCTATGCTACAGATGAGATGACTAGCCAAGATGGTAAGTCTCATTGTCTTACTGCTAGGTACAATGGTGCAGTATGGTGGAATAGTATTGAACGTAAGCAACGTACTATGGTACTCAAGGATAATCCTACCATGTCTAAAGATGGATTGATTAGAGTTGGTACTGCTGACCTCAAAGGTCATGACTCTATCAAGAGAGTGTATGCACAAGAAGGTAAAGCACCTACTCTTACTACCATGCAAGGTGGACACAGAGAACCCAAGGTTGCTATTGGTAGGATTGTTAATCGTAGATTAGACGAGCATGGTACTAGGAAAGATGACCAACTAGACCTACCATTTACTAGGCAACTAGAGGTACGAGATGATGACAAGTCTAACTGTCTTACTACTGTGCAGAAAGATAACGTGGTAGTATCAAAAGATATGTGGCGAAAGCTGACACCCTTAGAGTGTGAGAGATTGCAGACATTACCTGACAACTACACTAATCATGTGTCCAACTCACAGAGATACAAGATGATTGGTAATGGGTGGACAGTTGATGTGATTGCACACATACTCAAGGGCATACAGTTAGGCGAGTGGCATGAAATGTATAACAACAATAAGGAGATGGTATGACAAACGAAACACGATATAAAAAAGCATTGGTTAATATTTTATTCTATCAAGCAATAAATATGAGCAAAGTTGAACTTCAACCTGTGTTATTCTATGATGAAGAAACTACGGATGCTTGGACACTTGAACAATGTCGTATGCAATACGTCAAAGACCAACTAGAATTTATTCATGGTGGTAATCTTGATGATGAGATTGAAGAAACTTGGAACACAGTATTTAAAAGGGAGTGTGTATAATGGATATAGATAATTATTACAAACAGTTAGAGGGTTTCAAGATAAAGAGTTACTTAGGAGAAAGTAAAGATGGCTTTCCACAGTTTCAACTGACTAAGCCTAAGTATGCAGATGTACTTGTGGAAGTGAGTGCAGATGGAGAAGGTAACTATGGTGGTGTTTTATTCTTGAGTGAATACAATGCTAGTTGAATCACTAATGTGTCTAGCACTCAATGTCTACCATGAAGCTAAGAATCAAAGTTTCATAGGGCAAGTGGCAGTCGCACAAGTTGTAATGAATAGGGTAAAAGATAATAGATACCCCAACAACATATGTGATGTAGTTAAACAAGGATTAACATACAAGTGGAAGCCATCACTACCTATCAAGAATAGATGCCAATTTAGTTGGTACTGTGATGGCAAGAGTGATAAGCCTAGAGAATATCAAGCATGGAGAAATGCAGTACACGTTGCTAATGGTGTATACAACGGACATCTAGATGACTTTGTTGAGGGTGCTACACACTACCATGCTCACTATGTTAAGCCTAGTTGGGCAGAAACAAAGACTTATGTAACAAGAATAGATGACCACATATTTTATAGGTGGGAGATTAAACATGAATAGATTTATTATAGAACAAACACCACATGAGATTGCTAAGTCTCTATGTGACCAACACGTAGTCAAGATGCCACTAGAAGAAGCACAGATGTTATGCACTACACTATGGCATCATGCACCTGACTATGCAGAGGAGCATGACTTGTACAAACCTGTACATCAAAAGCACCCTTGCACACTATGGGCAATGGAGACTATTGAAAACTATAGATTTGCATATGACTTGTACTGTTGTATGTTATGTGAGTACCACGAAAGGTATGGCAAATGGCATGGTGCAGGTAAGCATAGTATTGCCTTATACAAAGGCATAGATTGTATACCGAGTGGTCCTTTAACACCACACCCACAATGTTTTAGTGGGCATGATGACTTGAAGACAGAGGAGTTCTATCCCATAGAAGCATATAGGAAATTTTATATAGTTGACAAGTCAAGATTCGCAAGATATAACTTTACAGATAAACCACAATGGATGAAAGGAGAAACATTATGAAAATACACAGAGTAGTACAAATGCTAGGAGCAACCACTAGCACAGGTAAATTAGCAGACGATATGCATAACTTAAATTATAAGACATACTATTCAGAAGCAGAGGGTAGAGATATTCCTATCTCACACATGGACTTTCAGCACATGGTCAGAGCCTTCGTGAAGTTGACTGAACAAGAAGGTAGTGTCAAAGAACTTAAGCAGTCATTAGACTCATCACATAGAGCTTACAAGATGGGGTTTGAGAGGAACAATAGACATATTGAGGAAACCAAATCTTGGAAAGAAAAGTATGAGCAAGAAATACAATACAAAGAGTTTTGGAAAAAAGCATACTGTGATGAAGCAAATAAACTAGGCAAAGGCTATATGTTCAGCGAGATACCTAATGATACAGATGGTCAAGAGTTTATTGACAAGATGAAGAAGTTCTTTAATAAGAAGACATACAAGATGCGAGTTCGTGGGCAGCACATCAAGCCTGAGTTAAGAGGTACAGGTGCTACCTATTGGGGTCAGAACTTAGATGAGTCCACTCACATGAGAATATATATTGAAGCAAAGAAAGGAGATTAAATATGTGGCATAGAATAATAACACACTTCGAGGAGAAGTATGGAGAGAGTACCAAGTTTGATTTAGACTATGGTAAACTACTCATTATAGCATTGTGCATTTACATAGCAGTAAATGTATGAACTTACATGACCTAGTACACAAGTACTATTTGTCTAATGATTTCAATGTGTTAGCTGATAAAACTAAACATGATTATCAATATTGTGCAGGAGTTTTATTGGCTACTGAAGTTGATGGCAAAAGTTTGTCAGAAATAAGGCTGACTAAAATGACAGGTGCAATAGCTCGAAGAGCTTACGAGCAATGGCTTGGTCGAGGAATCTATCAGGCTAATGCTATCACATCTGTAGCACGTAAGGTGTATTCCTTTGGTATGGAGATGGGTTATGCTGAGAGCAATCCGTTTGCTACCTACAAGAGGAAGACACCTCATGCACGTAATACTGTATGGACAAAAGACCAAGTGACACAGTTCTTAGATGTAGCTTATGCCGATTTTAAATACAGAAACTTAGGATTGATAGTACAAATGTCCTATGAATGGTGTCAAAGGGTAGGTGATATGCGAATGTTACAGTTTTCTAACATAGATTTTGATAAATGTGTGTTAAATTTGCAACAGTCTAAGAGAAGAAGTGTAGTACACCTACCAATTTCTCTTGACTTATTGGAAATGCTCAAGCAACAGAAGGATGAATACGATTTTCAACCCTATGTTGCACCCTATCCTACTGCAATGAAGGGTAAATACTCGCCATATACCATGCAAAGGCTATCAAAAGTAGCACGATTGGTCATAGAACAGGCAGGATTACCTGATGATTTACGTATTTCTGACCTGAGAAGGACAGGAACTACAGAAATGGTGGAAGCAGGGGTGTCTATGGGTCAGATTATGTCTGTTACAGGACATGCTAACCCTCAATCTGTGAAACCTTACATGAAAAATACGTACGCTAGTGCAGAAAGTGCATTGACAATGCGAAATAATCATGGTAAAAGCATTTAAATGCCGACAAGGAGAGTGATATATGAATATAAATACATACATTAGTGACTTAGATATAGGAATAGGAGAGAGTAAACGTCTTAACTGTCCTATTTGTAATGGTTACAAGACATTTACTGTGACCAATAACATGGGTCAGATGCTATGGAATTGTTATAAGTCTTCCTGTCAGCTATCAGGCTCTAAACGTATGCCATTGTCAGCTAATGACATCAAGGTGCATACCCAAGTGACTGAAAAGAATAGTGAACCTTTCGTAATGCCTGAGTATATAGTGCCTTACGACAGGGAAAACTACTATGACATACCCAATGACAGGCTCATGTATGATGTGAAGGAACATAGAGTTGTGTTTCCTGTGATACATGAAGGCAGAGTTGTTGATGCCAATGGTAGGTCACTAGGAAAAAGAATACCTAAATGGAAACGATATGGAAAAAGTGACTTGCCTTTTGTCGCAGGACATGGTAAGGTCGCAGTAGTTGTTGAGGATTGTGTAAGTGCTTCCGTTTTAGATAGTGAAGTATATGTTGGGGTAGCAGTATTGGGTACGTCATTGTCAGAATCTCATAAGAAGTATCTCTCACGATTCTCAACAGCAATAATAGCACTTGACCCTGATGCTCTACCCAAGACTATGGCATTTGCAAAAGAACTAAGAGCCTATGTAAATGATGTCAAGGTGCTAAGACTAGAAGACGATTTGAAATATAAGAAGAGGAACGATATAGAAAACTTAATTAACTTAACCCCAAAGGAGAACCAATATGGAACTATCCCTACTACGTAGCTTGATGAATCAAGAGTTTTATACCGACCATCGTGGCTCTAAATGTCCTGACCGACTATTTAGTAAAGATGCTAGGAAGTTAAAGCACACGATTGATTATGCTATGAATAAATATAAACGAGATGTAACACCTGATGAGGTGGAAGCATTGTTCATGGCGAACAATCCATCTATGACTACTGCACAGAAGCAGGGGTATAGTTCTCTGTTCAACACAGTAAAACGTGAGCAACCTATGGGTACTGACGTGGCACAGGATGTGTTGTCTAAGCTATTCCAACAGGTCATAGGTGAAGACATAGCAAATCTAGGATTTGATTACGTCAATGGTGCAGAGAAAAGTCTTAAGCCATTACGTGATTTACTAGAGAAGTATAATGACAACTTCTTGCCTGAAGTAAAGATTGAATGGGATGATATATCCTTTGATACCATCATGGCTAAACAATCTGTACAGATGAAGTGGACATTCAATATACCTGAGATGGCACGTAAGATAGAAGGTGTTAATGCAGGATACCTTATTGAAGTAGGAGCAAGACCTAATACAGGTAAGACTTCTTTCCATGCATCCATGTTGGTAGGACCTAATGGTATGGCTAGGCAGGGTGCTAAGTGTGTAGTGTTGTGTAACGAGGAATCCTATGACCGAGTTGCTTTCAGATACATACAAGCATCAACAGGCTTCCCTAAAGAAAAGATACAGGCTAATATACATGAAGCTAAACGTATCTATCAAGATGTCACTAAAGATGTAAAGATTAAAGATGTTAGTGGCGAAGACATGACTTGGGTCGAGACTATGTGTAAGTCAGAGAGACCTGACATAGTTGTACTTGATATGGGAGATAAGTTTGCTAGGCAGGGTAGCTATGCTAGACCTGATGAGATGCTTAAAGCTAATGCTATATATGCTAGACAGATAGCTAAGACATATGGCTGTGCTATATTCTATATGTCACAGTTGTCTGCTGAAGCTGAAGGTAGACAGGTTCTTAACCAAGCCATGATGGAAGGCTCACGTACAGGTAAGGCAGCGGAAGCTGACTTGATGTTATTGATTGGACAACCTGCTCAAGTAGAAGGGGTTGACGAACAGTCAACTTTAAGGCATATTAATGTTGTTAAGAATAAAGTAACAGGATGGCATGGTATGATTAATTGTAACCTTGATTATAGAATCGCAAGGTTCACAGCATAGAGGAGTAAGATATGAAACTTACATTAGATGTAGAAAACACTGTCACTAAACGTGATGGTAAGATGTATCTCGACCCATTCGAGCCTGACAATAAGCTTGTCATGGTAGGATGTTTGACAGATAAAGGAGAAGAATATTTATATAGAGACAACTTCGATGGTGTACAAGGACACTTAGATGATGCTACTATATTAATAGGACACAACATAGCATATGATTTAATGTGGCTATGGGAGTGTGGCTTCAAGTATGATGGTCCTGTGTTTGACACAATGCTAGGCGAGTATGTCCTGCAACGTGGACAGAAAGAACCATTATCACTAGAAGCTTGTGCTGAAAGGTATGAGTTAGATACTAAGAAGCAGGATACCTTGAAAGAATACTTCAAGCAAGGTGTGGGTGTTGATGAGATACCACCTGAAGAATTATCTTCTTACCTGTCAGCAGACTTACATGCAACACAGCAGTTAGCCGAGAAGCTAAACAGAAGATTGTTGACTACAGATTCAGCATTAATGGAATGTGTTGTACTTACTAATAGGGTGTGTGTCACTCTTGCCCACATATACAACACAGGATTTGCTGTAGATGTAGAGAAGTTGGATGAGGTTAAGCTTCAGTTTGAAGCAGAGAAGCTTGAGATAGAAAAGCGATTGCAAGTTCAGATAAGAAAACTTATGGGTGACACACCTATTAATCTTAATAGTCCAGAGCAGATGTCTTGGGTTATATACAGCAGAAAGCCACATGATAAAACTATGTGGGCAAATGCCTTTACTCCTTACATGGACAAGGCACACTTCAATGATGTTGTATCAAGAAACTCTGATATTGTATTAAAAACAAAAGCTGTGTCATGTAGAGAATGTAATGGCACAGGACAGATAAGAAAGGTTAGAGTAAATGGAACTCCTTACGCAAATACCACTAAGCACATTGACTGTGGTGGTAATGGTTATACTCTTCAATCTCTTGGATTAGTAGCAGGATTGAAGTTTAAAGCACCAAGTTCTAAGTGGATATCTGCTAATGGATTTGGTGTGTCTAAGACGAACTTAGATATGTTACAGAGCATGGCTAAACGTACTAACATGACAGATGCTGTCAACTTTTTAACGGATGTTAAACGTTTATCAGCTTTGGACTCATACCTAAGTTCTTTTGTAGAGGGTATCAAAGCACACGTTAAGACAGATGGTAAGCTTCATGTGAGGTTATTACAGCACAGGACAGCGACAGGTAGGTTTAGTGGTGCTGACCCTAATATGCAGAATATGCCTAGAGGTGGTACGTTTCCTGTTAAGAAGGTATTCGTATCACGTTGGAAGGGTGGCAAGATACTTGAAGCTGACTTTGCACAGCTAGAGTTCCGAGCCGCGGCATATTTATCTCAAGATAAGGTGGCAATGGATGAAGTTTCTACAGGGTTTGATGTTCACTCGTATACGTCTAAAGTTATTACAGATGCAGGTCAACCGACTTCTAGGCAGGATGCGAAAGCACACACATTCGCACCACTCTACGGAGCAACAGGCTTTGGCAGAAGTAAAGCAGAAGCAGAATACTATGAACACTTTACCAAAAAGTACACAGGAATCAAAGCTTGGCACTCCAGATTGGCTAAAGAAGCTTTAGAGACAGGCAAGATATCCACACCATCAGGCAGAGAGTTTTCTTTTCCTGATGTACAACGAAGAATGAATGGCACAGTAAGCTTCTTCACACAGATAAAGAATTATCCTGTGCAGAGTTTTGCTACTGCCGACATAGTTCCCATCGTACTTATACAGATGGAGAACTTATTAGCCAACTACAAATCCTGTATTGTTAATTCAGTACACGATTCTGTAGTGGTTGATATACATCCTGATGAGATAACACAGGTGTTATACCTCATCAAACTGCTCAACAGTAGTCTCCAATCTATTGTTGAGAAACAGTTTAACATCGAGTTCAATGTACCATTATTACTTGAAGCAAAAATAGGTGATAATTGGCTTGACACTAAAGACGTTAGCTGATATAACTATACAACATTTGACTCACAGAAAGGAGCAATACATATGGAAAATAATAATTTAGTAACGATTGATACAAATAACTACGAAGCTATGGCTAAAGCAATGGGTATAGCAGGTGAAGGTACTAAGTCTTCAGATACTAAGAAGACTCAACAGCTACCACGTTTCAGAATAAACCATTCAGCAATCATGGGTGAGACCAAGATGAATGGCAAGAATGTAAACGTAGAGGTAGTTGAAGGTGGTACTTATAAACTTGAGATACCTGATGGCGATACTTACTACAGTAAGACTGCCAAGATAAGACCTTTCATGCAAAGGTATATGTATAAGAGGTTCGTTAAGAATATGAACGCAAAGATGGGTGAGCCTATGGGCATCTATCATAAGACTGTTATGGCAGATTCACTTAACCTAGATTTAAAAGATAATCAAGGTGGGTTTAACTGTGGTAAACCAGCAGGTTATATTCAAGACTTCAAAGCATTACCTGAGAAGACTCAAGACTTAATCAAGCAGATTAAAAGAGTACGTGTTATCTTTGGTATGGTTGATTTACTTGACCCATGTAATGACAAGGGTGAAAAGATAGCTTTTAAAACTACACCATTTATATGGGAGATAGATAATAGAGATGCTTTCAAAACTGTAGGACAACCTTTTACTAAGTTGGCACAGTTGAAGAGACTTCCTGTTCAACATACTATAGCCTTAGAAACTGAAGAACGTAAGTTACCTAATGGTAATGTGTTCTACTTACCTGTATCTACACTAGATGTAGCCAATAAGATTGACCTGTCTGATGAAGACCAAGTTATCTTTGGTGACTTCATGTCATGGATACAAAACTATAATCAATATATAGTGAGTGAGTGGGATTCCAATGTAGGTGGTAATGCAGATGCAGACATGAAAGATATAGTTGAAGACTTTATCGAAGTGGATGCAAGCTAATGAATCACCGTGCTGAATTGGCGATACATAAGTTACTAGAAGATATACTTGCATCTAAGAAGCAGATGTCGATAGAGACTATTGAAGGTGTAGCATCCGATATAAAGGAAGCTATGGTTCGTCAGTTCGGAACAAAGAATGACAGAGGGGATTTTAAACTACGTATGTCTAACATAGGTAGACCCTCTTGTCAGCTTTGGTTTGATAAGAACCATCCTGAGAAAGCATTACCGAAAGGTAATAGTTTCTTGATGACGATGATGATTGGTGATATAGTTGAAGCTATCTTCAAGGGTTTGTTGAAGGAAGCTAAGATTGAATACCAAGATAGTGAAGAGGTTACGTTGGAACTAAAGGATGGTGTCAACGTAAAAGGAACATATGACCTTGTGTTAGATGACTGTGTAGACGATATAAAGTCTGCATCAGATTGGTCTTACAAGAATAAGTTCGCTTCATTTGAATCAGTAGCTAATGGAGATAGCTTTGGTTATGTAGGTCAACTCGTTGGGTATGCGAAAGCGAGTGGTAAAAACATAGGTGGTTGGTGGGTAGTGAACAAGTCTAATGGACAGTTCAAATACGTGTCAGCAGGAAGTGCAGATACAACTCAAGTCTTAGGTAACATCGAGAAGACTATAGAGCAAGCTAATGCTAAAGAATTAGTTAGGTGCTTTGAGCCTGAAGCAGAAACCTTTAGAGGTAAAGCTACAGGTAATCTTATTCTTAATAAGAACTGCACCTTCTGTGACTTCAGGTATAGTTGTTGGGATACTCTGCAAGAGTTACCTGCACAGAAGTCATTAGCAAAAGAACCTAAGATGGTTCAATATATTAAGCTAGGAAAGGAGAAAATAGCATGAGTAAATCATTAGATGAATTAAAATCTGATATTGAAGAAATGGAGAAGCAACTAGCAGAAGCAAAGAAGCAGTATCGTGAGATGCGTACAGCAGGTTTGCGTGATGCTATGGAAGCTAGAAAGGTAGCTGATGAAGCTGTAAAGGAAGAGTTAAAGAACTTAGGTTATCAGACTTCTTATAGTCCTTTTACAGGAATCACGTGGCGAAACTTCTAAGTGACTCCTCATAAGGCATATCGTGCAGCCTTAAAGCATGGGTATAGGAGTGGGTTAGAGCACAAGGTATCTGTCTATCTTACAGAACGTAAACATAAGTATGGTTACGAATGTATTAAGATTGAATGGGAAGACCTAGCCTACAGAACCTATACCCCTGACTTCATATTAAATAATGGTATTATCATTGAGACAAAGGGAAGGTTTCTTGCTATAGATAGACGTAAACATCTAGCTATTAAGAAACAACATCCAAGATTAGATATCAGATTTGTCTTTGAGAATAGCAGACGTAAGCTAAGTAAAGGTGCTAAGTCTACATATGGTCAGTGGTGTGATAAGTATGGATTCAGATATTATGACAGAATAATTCCTGAAGATTGGCTAAAAGAAAAAGGTAAGAACAAACATCCAAAGATGATTAAATTCACAGGTAAAAAAGTAAGGAGATTAAAATGATTAATGATAGATACTTAGAAGACGAAGACTTTGTTATACAAATAAAACCTCATATAGATAGTAAGGGTTGGACAGGTGATGTATCACTTAGTATAATGGTAGGCAAAAAGAATCCATTAAACGATGAAGACTTTGAAGCTATGTTAAACTTTACTAGGCAGATATGTGCTACTGTTCCTCTGATGGAGCAGAATAAAATATTCAGAGATGCAGTAGAAGAAGAAGCTAATAAGCATCTACCTATAGAAGACGTGTTTGATATACCTGATAAAAAAGGTGGTAAGGTAAAAGAGATAGACGATAATGTAATTCATATTTCTTTTGGAAAAGAAGAGACTACCCATTGACAATGGCTCAAGAAGAGTATATAAAAGACATGAGACATTTAGAATATATGAAGTACAGAGCAGAAAAGGAGAGAGACATGGCAAAACAAGATATGGTTAATAGTCCTATACACTATAACAAAGCAGGTATTGAAACCATTGATGCCTTAGAAGCTATGTTAGTTGATGGGTTTGATTATTATTTACAAGGGAATATAGTTAAATACTTATGGAGATTCAGATATAAAAATGGTGTAGAAGACTTAAAGAAAGCACAGTGGTATTTGAATAAGCTCATTGAGGTCTACGATGATAAGAGTTAAGATAATGATGACAGTCTCTGTAGACCCTGATGAGTATGCTGTACCTGCCGATGGCATGGTTAGCGAAGAGATTGAAGAATACGTAAGAGAAGCCTTCCATGAAATAGAAGGTGTTAATATTAAGAACATGAAACTAGTTAGTGAGGAGACATAAATGATACAGAACTATTTACCTACCGACTACCAAAACTTCATAGCACTCTCTCGCTATGCACGGTGGAAGGATGACGAACAACGTAGAGAGAATTGGGGTGAGACTGTTGATAGATACTTTGATTATATGGATAACCATTTAGTTAAGAACTATAATTACACAGTCAGTAAAGCTTTAAAAGAGAAGCTTACAAACCAAATAATGTCTCTAGGTGTGATGCCTAGCATGAGAGCCTTAATGACAGCAGGACCTGCCTTAGACCGTTGCCATGTGGGTGGCTATAATTGTAGCTACATACCTGTAGATAGTCCACGTTCATTCGATGAATGTATGTATATACTTATGTGTGGCACAGGTGTAGGTTTCTCTGTTGAAAGAGAGAATGTAGATAAACTACCTATAGTCAATGAACACTTTGAGGACAGCACTACTATCATCACTGTCGGTGACAGCAGACCCGGATGGGCAAAAGCATTGAGAGAACTTATTGCTATGCTATATGTAGGACAAGTACCTACTTGGGATGTATCACAGGTCAGACCAGCAGGTGCAAGACTAAAGACATTTGGTGGTAGGGCATCAGGACCTGCACCATTAATTGAATTATTTCAATTCTGCATACAAAAGTTCAAGGGTGCTAAAGGTAGAAGACTATTTCCTATTGAGTGCCATGATATTATGTGCAAGATAGGTGAAGTTGTAGTTGTGGGTGGTGTCAGACGTTCTGCCCTTATATCTTTGTCTAACTTAGGTGATGACCAAATGCGTCATGCTAAGTCAGGTCAATGGTGGGAGAA